TATAATTAATTGGTTGGAAAGCGTATAGCTTCAGAAGGTATCTCCTGTACCGTCCCAGAGCTATACCTTGTTAAGGATCTCTCTGAGATCCCAGACATGACCAAGTATGAAAAAGATATCATATTGGATCCAATTGATGAGGTTCTAGAGGTTAAGTCCAGAGACCTATGGTTTACAGATGATCTTCGCACCTACCCGCACAACAACCTTATTGTGGATACCGTCTCAGGATACGATACAAAACAGCAGAAGCCTATGGGCTATGTATTTGTCTCTCAACTTGCAGGTGGAATGATTTGTCTGCCTACCTACACAAAAGATACTTGGGAGAAAAAAGTCCTTTACGATAAGTACAGAGACCTTCACGATACCTTCTACATTGCCTCAATAGAGCACTGTAAGCCCTTTACAGCCCTTGTTAAGCACATTAAGGATAGAATAGACCAATGACGTGTATTGTAGGTATCGCACATAACAAACAAGTTTATTTGTCATCGGACAGAGGTCTTTCAGATGACGATATCATCACCTCTATGTCTGCACCCAAGATTAGATTAAATGATAAGTATCTAATCGGATACGCAGACTCTCCAGGTACAGGTCAACTTCTTCATTGGATCACCTTGCCTACCCCACCACGCAGTAATGTAGAAAAGTTTATGCGTACTACCTTTGTCAATTCGGTACGAAAGCAATTGGTAGATTCTGGGGTAGACCTAAAAGAAAATGCTCATGCTTCTTTCCTAATTGGAGTATCTGGACACCTATTCTTTGTGGACACCACAGACTGGCAAGTAACAGAATGTGAGTATATGTCTATTGGCTCAGGTGCATCAATTGCTATGGGTTCTCTATACACCACCCAGTCTTGGAAGTCTCCAGAAAAAAGAGCAATTACGGCAGTCTCTGCTGCCATAGAGCTCTCACCGTCCTGCATGGGACCTATAGACAATTTAGTTATTTAGCATGTGTCATGCTATGGTTGTTCTTTCTCGCCGCCGAATTTCGCCGTTATTTATTAAAGAAAAGGTATAATGTTAAACATGGTTAATATATTAGGATTACATTTTGGACACGATGGCTCAGCCTGTATTGTAAAGGATGGCAGACTAGTATCTGCAATTAGTACAGAAAGACTAAATGGAATTAAAAAGTTTTATGGGGTTATTCCATCCACTATAGATTATGTTCTTAAAAAGGCTGGTCTTGGATACGAAGACATTGACGTAATTACTTTGGCTGATTATATTGGAAGTAACTCTCATGACACCTTAAAGCTTTTTGATAAAAGTGGTACAAGAATAGAGCTCTGTTCTCAAAATGTTTTTGGTAATGAGATGATTGAGTTGGTCGGAGAGCTTAATGGTTTTAAAATTCCTGTAATTGCTTTACCTCATCATACCTGCCATGCTGCATCTGCTTTTTATACAAGCAATTTAGATGAGTCTGTAGTTTTAACTATGGACGGCTGTGGAGGAGATTTAAGATCTAGCAGTTGGTTAGCTGTTGGAAAAGGAAATAAGTTAAATCATGTAGACTATCCAGGAATGAGAGTTGGTGAGCTTTATGGAGATTTTACAGTTTTACTTGGATTAGGACCTTCAGTGTACAAGGCTGGTAGCACAATGGGTCTTGCCTCTTATGGAAAGCCATCGGAAAGTGTTGTTTACAATAGTGATAAATGGATAGAAAAACTTTATGCTAAAAATTATCACTGGTCTGAGGCTGGACCTATATTTCATGCAATATGGGAAGAAGAACAAGTTGAAGTAAAGCATATAGAATACGACAATAGTTCTGATGCAACATATTATGAGCAATTAATGGAAACATGTGAGTGTAACCTTGAGCCACATGGAGGAAAGGGATCAAAAGATATATACCCATTTGAAACTAAATCTGGAATGACACAGGCTGCAAATATACAGTACTTATTTGAAAAACAAATTCTAGACACAGTTGATAAAAATATTAGAGTTAATGAGCAAACTAAAAACGTAAATAATATATGTCTTGCTGGAGGATCTTTCTTAAACTGCAATGCAAACTCTGCCATAAAAGCAACTGGATATTTTGATAATGTACACCTATTCCCTGGTGCTGGAGATGATGGTATTTGTGTTGGGTCTGCACTTTACTATGCCCACCATGTCCTTGACTACCCAAGAGAAACATATAGCTTTTCAGACTTAGCCTACATGGGAAGTGAAAGTGTTGAGTTAAAGGAAGAAGAATATGCCTACTTAGCAAATGAAATTGCTAATGGTAAAATTATTGCTTGGGTATCTGGTGATTCTGAATATGGACCTAGAGCTCTTGGTCACAGAAGTATTTTAGCAGACCCACGAAACTTTCATAACAGAGAAATCTTAAACTTTTTAGTTAAAAAGAGGGAATGGTTTAGACCATTTGCTCCAGTAGTACTTGAAGAAGAGGCACATAATTGGTTTGAACCTAGTGATCCTAGTAAGTATATGTTGTTTACACAAAAGGTACTACAGCCTGAAAAGATTCCTGCCGTAACGCATGTTGATAATACTGCTAGAATGCAGACTATTAATGAGGAAGATAACAAGCCATATTACAAATTAATTCAGGAATTTTTTAAGATTACTGGAATACCAATGTTAATTAATACCAGCTACAATGCAAATGGAAAACCAATAGTTCATAGCAAGCAACAGGCTTTAAACGCATTTCATACAAATAGTGGAATAGATATTCTGGTGCTTGATGGAAAGATTATTACTAAATAATTATTTTTTTCTTTTAGCAATTAGTACGTCAAAGTCTTTCTTCTTTGTACCACCATCGTAGGTCCAGGCATATCCTTCTTTAATCATAGATTCATTTACGGATAGTTTTTCACCATCTACATATATCCAACCAAGGATACGACCATACTTCTCTGTGCTATCTGGAAGCTCCGTCTTAATTACAATAACTTTGGCATCTTTAAGTCTTCCACTAAGGTAATCTTTTACCTCTAAGCCAAGTGCTTTTTCTTTAATATCTTTTGTTCTAGACTCAGGGGTATCAATACCAGCTAATCTTACCCTCTGTGTATACGAAACATTAAAGCCAAGATCAATATCAACATCAATAGTGTCACCGTCAACCACCTTTAAAACTTTTTTTACACTATACTCGTACATTATTTTAACCCACTAAATGGTGTGCCTACCCAAAGACCCTTAGACATATCATTTATATCATCGTCTTCATCATCGCTAGACATATTTACATATCCATCTGGGATTACTGCAAATCTACATTTACCATCAGGCTCTACATCAAATGCGATTACCTCGCAGACACTACCACCTGCGTATAAGGCACAGTTAGAGCATTTGACTCCAATTTCTTTTTCGTCATTTTTTTCTGCAGATTCATAACCTGCCCAGATTCCTGAACCATCTTCATTAAACTTACCATACTGATTTGCAATAGAAACAAGAGCATCGTGTAGTGCCTTTTCGTCTGGGGTTAATAAATCTTCTAAACTCATACTTATATTATACAATAAGAAAGACCAGGATGGTCGTGAGAATCACCCTAGTCTAACTTAGTTTTATTATATACTATCCAGCTTTTTTGTCTACTGGAGCAAAGGCTGCATTGATTTCGCTAGCACTTAGCTTACCATCGTCTAGGAAGGCTCTAGCGAGCTTTTCTACTACTGTTGCAACTCCAAGTGTTCCAGCCATAATTACGGCTGTTAGAGTGTCAATTCCAACAAGGGAACCTGCACCAATGATTGATAGACCAGATGCTGCAAATACTGCAACAATTCTGAAAAAGATATTCCAGATGTTTGTTACGGCTGTTGAGCCAATAACTTCTTCTTCTGCTTTATTCTTTACCATTTTCTTTTTCCTCCTGTTCTCTAAACTTCATTGAAAGTAACCAAACTATTACGCATAGCAAAATTGCCCACCCTACTACTGTTTTAGCAGACCCGTCAAGGACTGCCCATGCTACGAACATACCAAGAAGGGTGAATGTCTGGTTCAATGTTTCACGGAACTTATCTTTTAACCATTTCTTCATTATCTTATCCTCCCTGTTATTAAATTAGTTGATGCTATTACCTGTCCAACAATAATGGACGCAACAACCACGGTTTGTGATTCTTCACGTTGTTCTGGTGTCATGTCTGCACCAATGTTAGCTGCAGCAGTAAGAGCCTTGCCAGGATCTGTAAATATTGCACCTAAAATTTCTGATGGATTTTCAAATATTTCCAAAGCATCTGCTACCTCTGCAAAAAGGATTACGCCATTGTCTAACATAACTGGCTGATCGTCTGGCAAATCTTCATAGTCAAGACCAAGTTCATCAATTAATTCGGTTGAAATTGCATTCCCGTCTGCTTGTTCCAAGATAACATCTACGAGCAATTCTCTTTCATCTTCACTCAGTACCCCATCTTCAGTTAGAGAGTCTGAAAGTCCAGATACTTCATCTTCAGATATGAAGCCATCTCCTAAGAAAGTATCAATTAATTGTTCTGTCTCAAAATCTGAGATTGCACCGCTTTGAGTAAAGTCTTCAATAAAAGTATCTATTTCAGTGTCAGTTATTTCTGTAAAAGTATTTATTTCTTCATCAGTTATTTCTGTGATAACATTATTAGATGGAAGATCAATGGATGGAAGATCTAGATCGGGAAATGAACTCTCAATTGGATCTGGAATTGATGGTTCTGGAAATGAAATCTCTGGCTCAGGATCTAGGGATGGAACTGCAACAGGTCCTTCAGGCTGCCACGGATATTCTGAGGGACTTGAAAAAGAGGGGACTGGAATAGGTGAAGGGTTTTCTGAAGGGAGTACAACAGGTTCTGACGGCATTGGGCTTGGCTCTAATGGCTGCGGTGACGGTTCTACTGTTGGCTCTGGTGATATTGACGGCTGTGGTTCAGGGCTGGCAGTAGGGCTTGGCTCTGGGCTTGGATCTGGAGTAGGAGTAGGAGTTTCACTAGGAACAACTGGAGGCTCTGTAAAACTTGATGGTGTTGGTGCAGGAGGAACTTCAACTGGAACTCCACCATTGCCAACATCAAAGGCTGCAGCCATTGTTACAACTGGCTGACCATATTCATATCTAATACCTCTTCTTGCATCTGGTGGAAGATCTGTCATTGTAGTAATTTCACCATGCCAGTTACCATTTGAAAATTTATTTACAACTAATCTCATCTGGGTTAGTGGACCAGTTGATTGTGGAAACGGGCGAACTGACCATTCTATGCAAAAAGAATCATTATTATATCCGTAGGACGTGTAAGCTCCTTCTCCAAAAGAAACCCAATCTCTACCTGCAATAGAAACAGAAGGGGTTTGAGGGTAGTCGTGAAAAGTGCCATCTGGCTGACCAAAGGTTACAGTTGCATTGGTACTGTAATAAACTCTATCATATTCTGTTTGTCCAAGCTTTAAATAAAATGGAAGATTCATTTGGAATGATCCGTCATCATCTCCAGTTATTGTAGACATGTTACAAACAAGTGGAGTATCTGCTTGTGTTGCTGGAGAAATTAAAAACATGGCTGAAGCAGCCAATATTGGAACTAATAGTAGGTAGGAAAGAATTTTTTTCAATTTATTTAGTTGTACTCCTTGTTAGACGGGCTTGAATGTCTAACTATTTAATTATATCATTGGACTAATTAATGGTTGTTTCAGGTATAAAATCGGAGAAATCTGAAGGGTAATCTGCACCTGGAGTCCACATTTTAAATTGTGCTATGTCAGTTTTGTATGATGCACTGCCACCCGATATTCTTACTTGAAGAACTACTGGATGCTTGGTAACAATGTTCCAGCATTGAGATGCTACAAATTTTTTGTCTGGTTTTGATGTAAAGAAATAAGTGTTTGTTGCAGTAGCATCAGACTTTCCAGACCCAACTCTTACCATTCTTACTTTTACATATTTTGGTTTCTTTTTGCCTTCAGTGTTAAGAACCACCTGGTAGCAAAATAGGGATCTTTTTCCATTACCCTGGATAGAAGTTTTACCATTAAACTTAATAGTTGTCCACTTATTCTTTTTAATTGTTTGGTTTTGCTCTGTTTTATATCTTATTGAATCTGCAGCATTTGCAGGTGTTGAGCTAAGAAAAAATAGGGAAATTGAGCAAATTATTGCTATTAATTTTTTCCACATCTAATAAGTTTATCAGACATGTGGTTAAGTTTCAGGATTTTCAATA